TGGGTGGAAGAGGTGGCAGGACAAACGGCGCTCGCTGTGCAGATGTTTAAGACGACAGGCTCGGAGATGAGCAGTGCGTTCACCAGCGTGGGCGCGAACGCGACCTCTGCGGGTATTGCGATGTCTGAGCAGATGGCTATCCTCGGCACGTTGCAATCCACAATGAGCGGCAGTGAAGCAGGTACTAAGTACAAATCGTTCTTAGCGGGGGTAGGTAAAGCACAAGACAAACTCAACCTCTCATTCACCGATAGCCAAGGCAAAATGCTGCCAATGCTCGATATTCTCGACAAGCTGAAAGGCAAGTTTGGTGACACGCTGGACGTGGCCGAATCGGATGCGCTCAAAGCGGCCTTTGGCTCTGATGAAGCGGTCAGCCTGATTAAATTGTTGATGGCGGATACCGACGGGCTGGCCAGCAGTATGGAACAGCTTGGTCAGGTGAAAGGGATGAGCAAAGCTGAGGAGATGGCTTCTGCGATGACAGACCAATGGGAGCGCCTCGACGCCTCCTGGTTTGCCATCCGTGCCGCTGCTTTTGGCATGATCCTACCCGCCATTAACTCAGTCACCGGTTCCATTGCTGATGGCCTGACCTGGCTCACTGCCATGACCAGCGAATATCCACTCCTGACCGAATTAATGAGCTATGCCGCCATTGGGGCGGTCTCGCTTGGCGGGGTGGTCGCTTCGCTGTCGCTGGTCATGGGTATTGGCAAAATGATGTCTTCCGGTTGGGCAGTGACGATGGGGACGTTAAACGGTGTGATGAAACTGCTGCGTCTTGGCACCATCGCGATGACGGCCTCTGCCTGGTTATTCAATGCCGCGCTGTGGGCAAACCCTATTACATGGGTTGTTGCGGGTATCGCGGCGCTGGTGATTGCCGTCGGTGCAATGATTTATTGGTGGGATGACCTGAAAGCCTCATTTGGCGACACCGCCGTGTTCAAGTTTCTGGCAGACACCATCGATTGGGTGATCGACAAACTGAATATGATCCCCGGTATCGACATTGAGTGGCGCGCCGGTGATATGCCGCAAACACCGCAGGCTAACGTTGCCGAACAAGTGGCAAAGACGGTTCCCCCCATGCCTGATATGCAGGCACTGGAAGCGCAGCGCCCGGATGTCAGCACTTCAGTCATTGATTACAAGAAACCGGAGAACGCACCGAAGCTCAGCCCAAGCATGGTGCAGAACCTGAACAGTACGCAGAGCAGGGAAACCAGCCACATTAGCCAATATGGTGATGTGTACATCACGACACAAAACGGCCTGACACCGGACGAACTTGCTGAATGGGATGAACTCAATGCCGGATAAACAATACATCGACATCAAAGTGATCGACGGCGGTTGGACCATTGATGCCGGAGAGCAGCCAACCCAATGCAGTGACCTGTACAGCATCGCGCAAGACATCAAACACGCGATCATGGAAAGCGGCTTAGCTCGCCAACTGCTGGCTGAACGCAACCCGGTATTGCGCGCTGATGTGCTGCTTCAGATTGAACAAAAAGCCGAGCTGGATAACCGCATCATTCCGGGAACCGCGGCGGCGACAGAGAGCTCCGCTGGCAACATTACCCTGACGGCACAGGCTTATGACTACGATGACCCTATCCAAACTGAGGTAAGCGCATGAGTAAACGACCGACCGCTGACTTTGTGGAAATCTTAGCGGATTCCGGTATTCCAGTGACCGAAGATGAACTGGAAACTAAGCTTAAAGCCGAAGTCTCAGGTGCAGGCAGTAACTTGTCGAACGACTCGGAGATGTCGCCGTTCTGGCGCTGGGTTCGCGCGGCAGTTGTGACGCCGGTGGTGTGGCTTATCCGCACTTTACTGGCCGGACACGTGATGCCCAACCTGTTTGTGGCCACCGCTGAACGCTGGGCATTAGAGCTCAAAGCATGGGAATACAACGTCACGCCTAAAGGCGCGGTGAAAACTCAGGGATGGATAACTTTTACCAAAGAAAACGCCGAAGACGAAGTTAGCGTCGCCGCAGGTACTATCGTCCAGACCACCGCGATTGACGGTGTTATCTATCAGATGGCCGCAATTGAAGATGCTGTTATATCGGCAGGGTTAGCCGTAGGCAAAATACTCTGCGAAGCCACGGATGCAGGTGAGCAATACAACCTCGCCGCCGGCTATTTCAATATTCTGCCTAAAGGTGTTTCGGGAATTGTCTCTGCGGTTAATGAACCGGACTGGATTACCACACCAGGCGCTAATGAAGAAAGCGACGAAGAACTGGCGCTGCGTCTGCAGAACGCGTTTACCAGCTCGGGTACCTGGCATATCGACGACGTGTACCGCTCAATCATCTCAAGTGTGGCAGGCATTCGCAGTGACAATATCTTTTTCGAGAACACCGGTGATGTAACGCCAGGTACGGCCAGCGCTTATGTCCTGATGGAAGTCGGGGCAACGCCTCAAGCCGTTTTAGACCAGTTGAATCAATACATCATGGACGGCGGACATCACGGTCATGGAGATGTGCTGACGTGTCTGGCCATGCCGGAAACGCAGCATGCGGTGATTGCCGATGTGGTATTCGCTCGCAATCTGACTGAGCAGCAAAAGGTGAACGAGCTGCTGGAAGTGGAAGAGCGCGTTCGCGCTGCTTTTCGCGAAACCGCTGCGTACCCGGAGATGACCCGCGCTCGCCCGGAAAGCCGCTTCAGTATGTCGCAGCTTGATACCGAAATTCACAACCATATGGATAACGTGGTGTCGGTGCGTATCACCGTGGATGGCGCCGTCCAGAAAGACATTGTGAGCCTGTTAACTCAGCCACGTATTCAAAGCCTGATAGTACAGGAACTGGCCGATGAGTGATTACGATAAAAACGCACCTCAGTTAACCCAAACGCCAACGCCTTGGTGGCAGGATGGCGCGACCACATCAGAGGAAATCAAAGAGCCGTATTTCCTGAGCAGTGGTGTGTTTACTTTCTTCAAACTGGTTCGCACCTGGTTACTGTTTCCGCTGAACCAGTTCGATGCCCTGACATGCAGCGAAAAACTGCTTCGTCTGATGGCGTGGGACCGCGACATCAAGCGGTTCGACGGTGAGCCGTTGGCGCTGTTTCGCAAGCGGGTGAAGTATGCGGCCATTAACGCCAAAGATGCGGGCAGCGTATTTGGATTTAAGCGTATTTTTGCCCGTCTGGACATCGGTATTGTGGCGTTCAAAGAACGCGAAAGCGCCGTGGATTGGGATGTGTGCACCATCGAGCTGACCGACAACACCATTTCGCAAAACAGCAAGCTGGTACAAACGCTCATCGAGCAGTACGGCCGAACCTGTAGACGCTATCGGTTCCAGGTGACTTACCCAAGCGTTGTGCATCTTCAACATGCTGAATTTAGTCATACGTTTGTGCTGTTTTCAGCAGGGACAGAAAACGAGGTTGAGCTGAGCTTTGTGCCACAACCCATTGAGCATCAACAACAGTTATTTATCGCCACATTAGGGGGTAACTCATGAGCCTGACGGCCATTCCATTGCAGTTTGAAAAGTATCTGCAGAATCAGATCAGTGTCGGCAACGGGCCGGATATGAACGAGATGATTTTTGCCTATATTCCAGACCTAGATTTAACTCAACCGATTGACCGTTCGCAAGGCCTGCCGGATGTCTCGCTCTGGGTTCACCAGCAGGATATCGATCAGGTGGGTAAGCTGGGTGATAACGCGCTGGTGTATTCCGTGGTGATCCCGGGTTCGGTGGATGCGTTCACTTTCAACGCTATCTATCTGCGTGACAAGAACGTGCCAAATTCCTGCGGTATGGTGGTACACAAGGCGGATGAAACCAAAGAAAACGGCATGGCGAGCACCAAATCGCTGATGCAGCAATACACAGGTGCCGCGCAAATTGCAGGAATCAACGTGGATGCGGCCACCTGGCAAATCGACTACCAAGCCCGTTTGTTTGGTATCGAAGATGACATGCGCCTAGCTAACCTAGACAACTACGGTCACACCGCTTTTGTTGATGGTTTCAATGTCACCCAACAAGCTGACCCAACCAAGTACGCGATTTCTGCAGGTGTGGCGTATGTCGGCGGTCTACGAGCGGTACTTGATGACGAAATAATTCAGACCATCAACACTAAACCCAACGGACTTTATCTTGATGTGGTGCGGATGGGTACCGCACTTTCTCAATGGCAGAACGTTGTCACGGTCCGTCTTTCGCCAGTGGAAATGAGCGACTATGTTGACGGCAGTAACCAGCAGCACTTTGTCGCCAAGCTGGCGGGCATTAATGCGGATGGTTCAGTCGCTGACTGGCGAGTGAAAGGTGGGCTGGGTGAGCATGTAGCGGCAAGTGACCCACACCCACAATACATGCAGCATGGTGATTATGGGTTCGGTGGTTCTGAGTTTACTCCTATAGCTTACGGTAAGTTGTTAAGTGATATAAACAAAACAGAATATCGCCTAGTTTCGGGAGGTGCTATTCCTTCCGATAGCCCAGAACCGACCGCTGCGTTAGTTTTTACTAAATGGGCAAATGCTTCAAATGCGACTCAGGTATGGGAAAGATTAACCTCAGATCAAGTCCCGGTTCTATATCGCCGAGTTTATCGTAACGGTGTTTGGGGGGGATGGGTGAAAGATCCCACGCAGGCGTCAATTCAGGCGACCTATGAGAAGATTGCCAACTTAAAAGCTGCTGCTTATAAAAACGTTGGCCTGGATGCTGGTAACGTGATGCTTGTTGGTGCATTTGGTTTGGGGGTGACTAACCAAATTAGCCTAGAAGATGATTTAGATTCCATTCTTACTAATGGGTTCTATTATGTCCCACCGAATCACCCTCAGTCGCCAACGGCGGGCGCGGGCTATGTCATTGTTCCTCACACTACGTCATCATCGAATACGGTGCAGTTATGTTTTGATGCTGCCAATGATGAGGTTTATTTCCGTCGGATGACAACGGATACCATCTTTGAGTGGAGAAAACTTTGGAGTTCAGGGAATACCCATGCAAATTTAGCGGGATCCGGTTATCTAAAATTGCCTAACGGTCTGATTTTTCAATGGGGAACTGTAACTGGTATTGGCTCTCCCGGATCGAAAACAGTGACATTACCTATTGCATTTACTACAGCCGCCTATTCGGCAACTTGCGCCCATAAGGGGGAATCAGGGGGGAATGCTACTGTTAGCTCATTCTCATTAACGCAACTTACACTTTTCAATGAATCGACTTCTGACGGAAGTTCAATTTGTTACTGGATAGTGGGGAAATAATATGAGCTTGTATTGGTCGAAATCTAAATCTGCTTTTTTTGATGATGATATTCACGGAAAGCGTTTTATTTTCAGTGGCGGAAAAGAAACAGAAAACCCAAAATCTTCTATACCTAGTGATGCGGTAGAGATAACGTTAGAAACTTATCAATCATTGATGACTTCGCAAGAGGGTGGCGGTTTTATTTTTTCTGATGAAGAAGGTAATCCGATCATTACGACGGAACACCCCCCGCTTTCTGCTAAACAAGCTGAAATCATCGAACGTTTATGGC